TTGGCTTTGTCGGAAAATCAACACGACACAAAAGCCTGAAACTATTATCCGATGGCTTACTTGTCGATTTCAGGCCAGATCACCCCGACGCAAAATTTATCGTTCAGGCATGGAATGGATTTGATGATTTGCTCCAGGCGTGCAAGGCGGCTTTGGATTGCATCACGCCCACCGGGGATGATACCAAGAGCGATCGGGCTATTGTGCAGATAGAAGCGGCGATCAAGAAGGCCGAAAAGGGGGTCGCATGAGCACCACCGATATTCTTCTGACTGAGCTAGTCGGCTACGCCAAGTCATTGCAGCAAGCGATTGATTGGGTGGACGATCACCGGGACATAATCGACAAATGCAAGCACGCGACCACTTACCAGTATGAAGCGATCATCTACCTGCACGCCGGCCGTAATCCAACCGAGATTGCCAAGGCGTTGGGAGAGAAATGGAGCCGAATCCAGGCGACGAATATGACTTACTGGCAGATGCAATTCCCGAAGATTGGCGCGGGCGTTAATTTATGGGATGCAGAAGCGCCAGTGTCAGAGAAAGACGAGGTAAAACTATGATCCGTATCGAAGACGATTATTGCCACGCGGAAAGACGGCTACATGATACGCGGCTGGATCTGGAAGCGCATCAACTGGTAGAAAAGCGCGTCTGGGAACAGATCCGCAAACAGATTGAGGAATTGCGAGCGCAAGCGGAATATTACCGGCAGTTGTCGGAACAGGCCCAGCAGCAAGCAGACAACTTACAAAGGATGGCAGATTTATGAGCAAACTAAAAGCAAAACAACCGGAAGAAGTTAAGCCGGGAAAAACCAAGGGTTGCCTGTTTGGGCCATCGGGCGCAGGTAAGACCTGGTTTGCCCTGAGCTTTCCCAACCCCTACTACATCGACACCGAAGGCGGGGCGGATCTGAAACACTATCAAGCCAAGCTGAAAGCCGCTGGCGGGGCTTATCTTGGCCCGCAGGATGGCAGCAACAGCTTTGATACCATCCTTGAAGAAATGAAGACGCTGGCGACCGTGGAACATCCTTACAAGACTCTGGTGATTGATTCCATCACGAAGCCATTTATTTCGGCACTCACCCAGGAACAGGAACGGCTTGGGGAGAAAGACCAGTTTGGGGCATCAAAGAAACTACCGATCCGCATGATGCGGCGGGTGTTGGACTGGACGGCTCGCTTGGATATGAACGTCTGGTTTATCGCCCACGAAGTTGCGGTCTGGGGTGAGGTCAACGGGCAACGCTCTGAGATTGGGCGTGGGCCAGACGTTTACGACAAGATGGTTTACGAACTGGATTTAACATTGCAGGTGATCGCTCGCGGCTCCAATAGCCGGATCGCCATGGTGCATAAATCCCGGCTGCTCGGATTCCCGCAGCGTGAAACTTTCATGCTTCAGGATAACGGGGCAGATGTGGGCTACACGCAATTTGCCGAACGATATGGCAAAGATTACATCGAAGCACCCGCCCAACCGATCACCCTCGCCACCCCGGAACAGGTCTACGAGATCAATCGGCTGTTATCGGTCGTCAAGGTGCCGAATGATCAAGTAGAAAAGATTTTAACGCGGGCCAATGCGGACAGTTGGTCCGAGCTAAACGACAGCCAAGCCCAAGCAACAATCAACTGGTTACTGAAACAAGTCAGCGGAAAGGAAAGTTAATCTATGGAATTCAAACCTAAGAGTGAAGAAGAAGTGAAGAAGGGGTCATGTATGCCCGCAGGGGAATATGACTTTGAAGTTTTGGAGGCATCGGACGCCATCAGCAAAAAGGGGTCAGCCATGATCAAGATCCACATCGGTCTGTATGACGGGCCGGAAATCGCTTGGAGAGTGTTTGATTACCTGCTGCCCCAGATGGAAGCAAAGTTGCGGCATTTCTGCGACTCCACCGGACTGCTATCAAAGTACGAATCAGGCACTCTGACCGCAGCGGATTGCAAGGGGCGAGCCGGGAAGGTGCAGATTGTCGTTGAGCAATCCGAGCAGTACGGCGCACAGAACAAGGTCAAGGATTACGTGTGTCGGGCGGCGAAGCCGTTAACACAGCCAGTCAAGGAAGGTGAACCAGCGGCACCCCCGGAAGATGATGATGTGCCATTTTGATCAACTTTTCGGCATGGTGCTAGGGACTTTGGGGAGCACCATTCCGACCAAATTTACAAACTAACAAATGAAAACCCCCTTCACCTACAATTTGGCAGACTCAGAGGAAAATCATCGTGTGGACAGTCGCGACTGGCGGGCAAGCGTTAGCTCCTTACCACCGATTAAGGTTCGAGAGTCTGCTTTTACTTACAATCATCCGTTGACCTTCCATAAGCACCTAATTCGCGCACAACGAATCCTGTTCTGGCAGAGTTTCGCTATCTGGATCGTGCTCTCCTTGGCCATCTTCGGACTGCTCAAACTGTTTTGGGGGTGGTTGTGAACAGCACGTTTCGATGTCCGTCATGCAGCAGCGTCCTTGAACAAGAACTACATCCAGCCAAAGCGTCCAAGCCTTACGTGCTTGTCTATTGTCGAAATCCCAAGTGCATCAGTGATGCGGCTAAAGATGATGGCGGATCTGGACCCACGGAGGCCGATGCCTACAGGTCGCTGTGCGCCGCTGTGGACAACGAGACCGAACAACAATGCGAGCCATGGGAAGGGGAGAGCACCCTGGACCGAAAGGAACGAATCAGCATGGAGAAAGCCGAACGAAAGAGGGACCGATGATACAGATCGAGCCATGTCCGAGATGCAAGAATAAGAGTGGATGGTGGTCAAAAATGATCTACCCATCAATGCGATTCAGACTGCCGAATGGCGATCTAAGCGAAGATCGGATATATGAGGGCAAGCAAAAGTTTTGTAGGGACTGCGATGAGGAAATCAGCAAATGTATCAGCAAAGACGATAAATAATCTCCAGCCGCTCCGTTTGGTGCGTGACTATACCCACCAAAACCAAAAACGCGCACTAGCTCAATGACGGAGCGGCTTTCTTTTTTATGAAACGACTTAATATCATGCCCACCCAATGCGCTACCTGTCCGTTTCGTGAAGACGGATGGACGCACGTTCGGGCGTTACTTGAAAAACGTGCATTGACCGAAGCAACACCAATCTGCCATTCAACCGGGAAAGCGTTATCAAAGTGTGTAAGTAAAACGCCTATGTACTGTCGAGGTGCTCGAAACTTTCAGCAGATGATATTTTACAGGATGGGACTTCTGGAAGCGCCGACTGATGAAGCATGGGAGAAAAAATGGTCCGAAACAATCACTTCTTCGGCCCTCGTTGTGACCAGAGCGTGATAAACCGCCGGTACATCTCCCGCTTCTCGTCACGCGCCGCTTGATAAAGCTTGCGGTCCTCGTCCGACAACGAGCGGCGAAACTTCACTTCCATCGCCGCGCTGCCGGTAAACGGATGATTGATCGAATTGCGCCACGACTTCAAAATCTGCGCGTCCGACTTGCTTTGCCGCAACTTAGCCAATTCCTGAAACGCCTTCTTATCATCTCCTGTGCTCAACGCTTGCCGCAATTCGTAGTATTCCGAAAGTGGTTCCCGTCCCTGTTCCGGTTTGCCTTGTGACGAAAGAAACTTGTGGACCTTCTGCTGCACGTCGCGCACCGCTGTCGGTGCCAGTTCAGCGGGAGCCGGTTGAAAACCCATAAAACTCTCCACCTTAGCCGGGATGCTCTCCCCGCCCTGCTTCTGGATGGCCCGGAAAGAGAACGGCTTGAATTGTTGCCGCAGGAACTCCGCGTAAGCCATCACCTGTTTGACCAACGGATCATTGGCATTGGCAATCGGTCGGCCAAAGAAATCTTTGTTGGTCAACATATCGCCCACCACCGAGATCCACGGATTGGCCTTGTTGATCGCCATCCGTTCCGCTCGCCCGACTACGCCCCAGCCGCCTTTCTCCTGGCCAGCCTTGACCAAAGGCAGCACATCCTTCATGTAGCTCGGAAGCAAGATCCGTTCGTCGCTGCCATCGGCCCGTTTCTGGCCGTTCTTCGGCAGAAAATAATCTTCTAGCGTCTCAGGCCCTTTGCCCGTCGCCAAATACTGGTACATCGCTCCCATCACGCCCACGGTGAGCGGCAAGGCAATCAGGTAAGCCATGCGATGCGTCACCACCGGATCGTTGTTATTGATCCGTTCCATGATCTTCGCGGTATCGAGCAAGCCACCGCCCAATTCCCGCAGCGTGCCGAGGTTCCAACCGACCGAGCGGACACCGACCATGGACAAGTCTTTGAGTGTTTTGTTCCAGAACAAGTTATCGTAGACCATCTGCCCCATGCGGTTGTCTACGCTGTCCCAGGCTTTAGCCATGGCCGACCGGATTTCATCAGGCGTGGCATTGGGCATCCGTTCCAATTCGTTTCGGGCGAAGTCATAGAAGATGCCGAGCTTCATCCGTGGCACCCAAATCTCCATCACGGGCTTGGAAGCATATTCCAGCAACGCCCATGGCGCGCGCCAGATGGCTTTGCCGTAACCTTCCGGGGTCTTTTCCCGAAACGCTTTCCAGAAACTTTCGACCGAGGAATTCTTATAGAACGTGTCCATCTCCACCCGCCCACCGGCTTTTATCAAGCTGTCCACGATGGCGGTCAGTTCACCCCCGACCGATCCCGGCTTGGTATATTCGCGCAGAACTTTGCTGCCCTTGATGTAATTCTCGATGGGGGCGTAGAGAGCCGCGTTGCCAATCGTGCCTTTAGCGATATTCAACGCTCCGCTCAGAAACTTCCCTTGAGCGATCTGTTCCACGCCCAAGGCAACTTTGCTGGTGGCAGAATCGATCCCGGTGAAAGTCAGGTGGTAAGCAGAGATGCCAAGCTGCGCCTGATTCAAGGCGTTCCCCATCCCGCGCACCGCGTTATAGATGATGTTGCCGCGTAATCCGGGCGAGAGATAGTTATTGAGCACCCGCGTTGCCGCCTCTGGTGCGAAGTAGTTGCCCCGCAAGATGGCTTCAGGCGCACCTTGCGCCCCGGAAACCAAGGTGGTCGGACGCATTTGGATCACCTGCGCGATCTTGTCATCGATCTTGCCGTAGCCATCAGGGGCTTTTTGGCCAAAGCGCACAAACTTGGCCAAGCCCACATCTTTCATCTCGTTCAAGACTTCGTGAGCCATGATGTAGCGGTCCATCTCGTGCAGCTTGAGCATGGTCAACTCCACCGGATTGTAACTGACTGGCTCCAGGCCAGCCCGGATGCCTTCAGCGGTGGTTGGGATGCTGCGTTGTTTCAGGAAAGCTTTCGGCCCCTCGAACGGACGCTTGCCAAAGAGGCTCTGATAAATCGCGGTCGCCTTGTTCGGGTCTTTCCAGATATGCGGGAAATAATTCTGGATGACCTGCTGCAAGCGGCCAGTGCCGAGAGCGCGGACGCGCCTGACCCGATCTGCCAAGGCATCACGCAACTGTTGAGAGATACGTTGCTGGTCGGGACTGATCTGGGCGCGGCCCGTTTCCATCCTATCAATGAAATCCAGATTGCTCACCGGATCTTGCTTGTCGAACATCGCCTTGGCCGATTTCAAGGCTTCACGGGCCTGAATCCATTCGCGGTACATGTTCGCCCCGCGTTCCCGAATGATCCTGGCAGCTTGTCCGGCAGCGGCGTCTACCGAAGCGGGAGCCAAGATAGATTTGATGGCGGTCTTCAGGCGGGTAAAAGTTTCGGCGGCTTGCGCCATGCCGGGGGGCGTGATGCCGAGAGGCAATCCCGGTTGCTGCTTTGCCTGAATCGATTTCGCCTCTGCCGCTCGCCTTTCAGCATCTGCCTTTTCCTTTTGGATACGCTCAAAGTCTGTTGCTTTCTCACTAGCCAAATTGAACGGCTGATCCTCGCCTTGAAACAGGTCGCCAGTCTTCTTCTCGCCGGCACGAAGTTTCGGCGCGGCTGGCGCTTCTTCTGGCGGTAAGAACTCAGTCGAAACATCTTCCGGCACTTCCAAGGTGTCGGGCTGAGTGCGTTCCTGAATGTGTTGCTTCAGGCGTTCCAACAGTTTCGCCCGACCAGCCACAGTGCTGACCTCATCGGGATTGATCCCCATCTCCGCAGCGACATTGCGCCGTGTCTGCTGCATAGCCTTGCTCTTGATCAACTTTGCTTCGATGGATGCGGTGTCACCGGCCTTGCCGACATCGACCGACATCGCATCGGGATTGTGAACCCAACCCAACTCATAGCCGTGCTGCAAAAGTAATCGGTCGAACTCCTGTGAAGCTTTCGCGGGCGACATTGCGGGTTGGGACTCTAGCACGAGCGGTACGACTTTGCCTTCATCAACCAAAGAGATTTCTGCCGCAGCGCCGACTTCTGTAACTGGCTTGATTTCAACCGTGCCACCTAACCCGCTGGCAACCATTTTGGCCTGTTTCTCATTGCTGAACACGCCGTACGGTTCACCATCCTGAGTGACGCTCCACTTGGGAGTTTCGGACGGAGGAACACTCGGTTCCCCCGCCACGGTTGGGGTTAGTACTTGCCCTTCTTCTTGCCCTTTTTCTTTTTGGACATTTGGTAGTTCACCACCTTTCTGTTCGGGTTTTGGCTTTACCTGATCCACAATATCTCCGAGCCGTTGAATCGCCTGATTGTAGCCTTCAGCAAAAGCTTCGTCGTGGCCCTGTTCTGCACCCACAACCCGCGATGGTGTCACTTTGAAGTTACCTCCGACTACTTCTTTTACCGTTTTCGTGCCAGCCAATAGCGCGTCAGCATCTTCATTCGTGACCCCTTCAAGTCGCAATTCAGCTTTAGCTTTAACCAGCGGATTGGTTTCAGGAACTAAATCGATCTTGGGTGTTTCCAACGATTTCACTGGCGCTTCTTCGGCCAACCGATCCAAGGTGGACTCACTAACCCCCGATTCACTTGGCATCGGTTCGGTTTTAATCTCTGGTATCCGTGCTGCTTCTCGTGCGCTCAACGGCATTCGCAGCAATGCGCTTGGACTGGTAATGCCTTTCATCCCACCTGTGAGCATTCCCAATGCTGTCAAAACTCGAATGGTTTCTTTGCCAACATCGGCAGCAGTCTCAGCAGGTGGAGTTTTCCGCAACAATTCTTTCGCGCCCTGATAACCAAACAACGGCAACATGACCTCCGGCGCAATGGGAGTTACGGCAATTGCAGCACCAATCTTTGGCACGGTCATGGAACTAAGGGTTTCCCCTATGCCTTCCTCAATGCCTCTCCGAAAGCTTCCGGGTTGGGATGGATACAACGGATTGCGCGGCGTCAACTTCTCCGGTGAAATCAACGGCTCCGAAAGCGCCTCATCCAATCCTTGCGAGAATGCCGATGAACCTTCAGCCTCAGTTGCGATGTTTTCCTGCTTGGACCTGAGATAATCCCGACGAATGCGCTTCTGGCGCTCTAGTTCCGGTAAATCAGGATACCGATCCAGCGACTTCCATCGGGCTAAAGTCTCATCAGCCGTTTCTTCGACTGGTCGAAAGTCAATTTGTGGTTCCTCTACAAAGTCGAGGGTTTCTTCAGCCATAAGCTACTCCGCTAAGATGTAGCCTGCTTTTTGCGCTTGGGGAAGCTGACTCTTTGGAATCGTTCCAATCTTGCCATCTTTGCTTTTCACTCGCACCCGATCTGTGGCAGGTGCTTCAGGTGGCGTCTCTGATTTGCTTTTGGGTTTCCGCAACTCGTCCAGTTGTTTGCGATACCCTTTCAGGTCGCTCGTGTATTCCTTCACCCCTTCTTCATCACCACGCGCATTGGCGGTCTGCAACAATCTTGCCGTAGCACTAGACGCCGCTGCAATCGCACTCTGCTGTTGCGGGATCGTCAAGCTACCCATCTGCTCCGGGTCTTTGACGGAAATAATCTTGTTGGCTTTCCCGCTCCGTACCGCCACATGTCCCGGCACAGGTTTGCCATCTGGCATCAGCACCGGCACCGCTTGCACTGGTCCAGTATCTTCCGGTCCTGATGGTTTTGCCGATTGTGGCATCCAATGCGGTGTCCCTCGTGCATCAATCACCGCTGGCGCGGGTATCCCCGGAAAATTAGTCGCATACGGTGTCGGTGGTGGACGCAACGCCTTCACCGTCCCGGCAAATCCTTTATCGGCAGGATTCAGGAAGAATTGCAGGTTGCGATACATCGCCTGATCCACTGGCACCCCGCTCTTAATCTCCCGATCCGCTTTCAGGATACCCAACATCTTCCGCGCGGAAGCCACGTCTTGCTCTGCCTGCTTGACGTTCTGGGCGTTCCGATAAATCTGCATCTGTTGCTGCTCAATCTTTTGCTGATAAGCAGGATCGGTGAATGCCTGGGGTGGCGTGAACCCGATCATCCGTGATGACGGCAAAGGGACAGCTCCAGGGCCGGCGACCTGTTCAACGGGCGGGGGTCGCCTGACGGGAATCTGATTGGGCGTCGGCGGGGCCGGCGCTGCGAAATCTTCTGTTTGAACGTCATCAGGCATAGAGTTCACCTAAATCTGGTGGAGGCGACGTGTAATCAAATCCTTCATAGGCCGGCACATCGGCAGTCGGATCAGCAGGTAGGTTCGCGTAATACGCCGCCCATTCATCGTAACCGGCATCAGGACTTGGTTCACCCCCTGGCAAACGCGATGACGATGACATAAAGCCACCGCCATAAGGCAAATCCAACATAGCGGGCGAACGACCGGAAGATGCAGGTCCAGCCGAACCACCACCACCGCCACGACTCCCACCGCCATAACCACCACCACTGTTGCCACCACCACCCCTATTCATCGCCTTGTACCAATCCAGATAAAGCCGTTGCTGTTCCAGATCCAACTGCTGAAACTGTGCAGGTGTCAGAATCATCCGAGATACATCAAACGGCGCTGGTGTACGGCTGACCTGTCCACTGAGCAACTGATTTCCCAAGGCCGCGCGCCTCTCAATATCCGCCTCACGCATCCGTCCAGTGGTTTCCCCGGATAACGGACTTCCCACGGTGCCACGAGCCGCCGCGCTCTCTGCTCCGTGCATCGTCACATCGGCATTAGCCAACGGATCACCCGGATTAAGTAAGCGATGAATCTCTTGGGTCAACGCCGCCGTGTTGCTGGTGAATCCCGGCAACGCTTGTTCCTGCTGCCCAAGATTGATGTTGTTTACGCCACTGGTCAGTTGCCCCAGATACGGTAGATCCGAAGTGCCATGGCTGATTGCTGGACTGCTGGCGGGTGGAGTTGGTGGGGCAAAGATGCTGCCGTACTTCCAGATGTTCTCAATCTGTGACTTGCTATCGGTCGGCGCAGAAAAGTTGGGGAATGGGTAATCCATAAAATCAGACTAACTGGCCAATGCGATGCCGTCGTAACCGTGCTGAACCGAACGGCGCGAAGCTCACAGCAGGTCGATCTTTTCCCTCCATGTGAGTTATCTGGCCATTTAAAAGCGCAATCGCATCCTTGTGATGTTTGACGGCCAGTCCAGCGGCAGTAGATGAATCCATCGTGCTATACCGAATCGAGATACATTCCTCAATGATCGCTTCAAGGTTTTGGATCGGCGTCAGGTAATCGGTATCCACCGCCACTGGAATGAAATCCAGCTTGGCCAACGCGGTTACTTGTGCGGTGTTGTTGGCTGCACCTGTGATGCCGCAACAGTTGCGAGGCAAGCCGGCTATAAAATACCTTCGATAGCTGGCCGTTTTCTCTCCCGGTTCCATCGTCAGAATCAATCGCTGATCTCCGGTGTCCGGGTTGACCTCGTAAAACTTCACTGGACCGTTGGTCAAATCTTTCTGCAACCCGTCCAGGCTATTCAACACCATAGGCGCATCGACAAACGGCGATTCCATCGTGAGCATCATGCCGGTGATTTGCACGATCCCATCCAGCGAATAGATCACTGCATCGTTAGTGTCGGTGCCTTGAAAGAGCACGCGCTTGCCCGCGTCAGTTGAGTCGGTCAACGCCACGCGCAGTTTGTTTCCCGGTTTCAAATCGCTGAATGTCGGGAATAGACCGCGCTCGTAGCATTCGAGGAACTGACAATTTTGCGGAGTGTTACAGCGGGAAGATGGCTGAAGACCAATGCCGAAATCCAGATATTCAAAGAACTCATTTTGGATACGAACCGCGCGATTACAGACGGTCATTCGTTCCAGACGGGCGACTTCGCGTCTCGTGGTCACATAAGGATCATCTCGACTGACATTAAACGCCATGCGAACCCATGATCCCCAGAATCCAGTGTCGCCTGCCTCCTTCGCGAAAATCAATTTCTGTTCGGCAGCGTTTACGATGGCCGCGCATCCCGGTAAATCGCTCTGACACAATCCGCAAGCATTGGGGCCACGACTGGTTCGGAAATCTACTAAGCGAGTTTTTAGCACTTTCGCAACCTTTCGATTATTTCAGCGGGTTTGGCAAGGGAGATCATACATCTGTAATAGTCACCGAAGGCGGTAAAGGCGGTACTAAGCCAGGAACGCTTGATGACAAAGCGTAACCCCCACGGATCTCAGGACCAGCTTTTATATAAGTACCACCGCCAGCTCCTAGGTTATTAGTGATAGTAAGTGACCAAACATTTACCGAAGGTCCAATAGGTGGCGGGAATCCAGGACAGCCAACTGTAGTAATCAACCCAGCTACCACCGAAGGGAAAGGACCATTTTGCGCCCCAAAGTCATATATAGTGCCGTTTAGAATGCTGGTAACGCTAACCAATCCAAAGGTTCCCATTCCATAAAGACTTTCAAAATCAGGGCATCGTACACTTACGGGCAAATTATTTAATGTGGGAGATACTGGACAATTCGTCGTCACCGGCGGCGGTGGTGGATCATTCACCGTGAACGTGTAATCCTTGCTGCACCGCACTTTCTGCCCGTTCATCGTGAAATCCACTTGAAAACCGAGATGGTAACTGGCTCCAGCGCCGGTCGGTGTGCCGATTATGACCCCATCATCAGCCATGTCTAATCCCGGTGGCAACGTCCCGCTAACCACAGTCCACAGATCATCTGTGCTGCTGTGTGCTGGCGAAACACTCAACGCCTGCTGATAGAATGTTCCAATCGTCGCATCTGGTAATGTGCTTGGTGAAATCTCAGCGACAGTCAATGTGAAGGTTTTGATCTGCGTGCTGCCGATATTATCGGTCAAAAGTATCTGCACCGTGGACACCCCTCCTGTCGTTGGTGTGCCAGTAATGTTCCCATCTGAATCCATCGTAATCCCGGTCGGGAAAGACCCACCTGCCAGTGACCACACATAAGGCTTAAATCCACCAACCCCATCCAACTGAAATTCATAGAACACCCCCACGCACGCAGGAGCTAAAGCGTTATCGAAGAAGCAGAGTTTGTTGCGCTTGGCCAGTTGACACGCTAAAGCAACTGCCTTGGCATCAGCATCAGCTTGGCTGATCACGGAGACCACTTTCCCGGCTGCTACCGACCACGTGAACGGCAAATCATCCTTACAGAATGCCGAGCAATCCACCGCCTGATTGTAATAAATGAACACCGGAATTACTGGACCTTCAGGGGGTGTTATTTCCGGTAAACACGGAGGCGAACAACCCAAAGAAACATCTGGTGGCGGTGGGCAACTGCCATACGCCCAGGTGTTGAATACATCTACCTGTGCGCGTTGTAAGGCGCAGAGTTGAGCATCCTGTTCCGATTCCAGGGAGCAACAAACATCTTTGGCGCTCAGTTCACTGAAGCATTGGCCGAGACCGGGATCGCCTGTGAAGTTGACCACCGCACAGAAGACTTGAGGGTATAAATCTTCGCTCGAATAGTTGGCCAACGGATCGTCATCACAGACACAGCTATTGATCTTATTCGGGCAGAGCGGCACCTAAAAGGATCTCCTTTCCCTGCCGCCCATGGCCATATCCACGAGAAATCCACTGATAATGATTAAGGCAAGTATCGTGGCCATCATTCGTTGGGGGGATAGCTGGAAACCCGTTCTACACCATCGCTTCGTGGCGGGGTGGATGATCCACCGCCACGATATTCACAGCAGCTCTTGTTTCGATAGAGCGAGTAATCTATCGCTATCGTAGATCCCTCATCACAGGGCCAGTAGCCAAGAAGTGATGCAGGAGCGATCTGTAGTTCGACCCGCTTCACATGGGATGACTGCAGTATTCCAAGCTGTCTAAAATTTAGGACTGTGCTCCAAATCGCACAATCACTTGCCATCCCCTGCCAGTAACGAATCGGCGTGAATCCCGCCGCCCCAATAAATACCTGTTCGGTTTGATCAATTGCTAACTGACTGCCATCACCAGCAACCCAAGTGCCAGTCATGCTAACGCCGTTTGTATAAAACACTAATGAAGATCCTGTGCCGTAGGAAAAAGTGACAATGACCTGCAATAGCTGCCCCCCCACGATAGCATCAGTGGTTCTCCAAACATGGGCTGTTCCATTGCCATAAACAAAGTCCAACCCGGCAGCGGCACCAGTGTATTGAATATCCCATAACCCAATGGAATTGTTGTACTCAAAACCTTTCGCAAATAAATCAGCCCCGGCTGCTGTGCCAGCCGCCAAAATCGTCCTGACACTCAGTGAAATCTTTTGGCTTGTGGCAACAGCATCATAAATAGTTGTGTCTCGGGTGCCGTAAAATTGAGAATCATTTAAAATGACGCCTCCAAAACTTACTTGGGCAAAAGTTAGAATTGCTAAAAGGATCTTCATGGTCGTGTGTACTCCAATCGCACATTTGTTACCACCACTGGTCCGGCCACCGTGTCATCTACGGCGTCCCGAGCCAACTGCAAAAGGACTGTATCATTAGTGCCCATAGCTTGGACCCCAAGTGAGATAACCAAATCCTGGATTTTGTTAGTTCCGGTTCCTGATGCTGCCCATGTATTAGTCCCACTGACCGTAGAACCGAAAGCAGCGGTGTGCAAATCCGTGCTGTCGCCCGAAGCCGCCCGGACAAATGACACTTGGAAAATACTGTTGCTACTATTTGGACCGTTCGTATCGACGAGCATCGAAGTTACACGCAGGGACATCGTATTGGTTGCGTAGTCTCGTGGCACTTTGAATTGCCAACTACCAGTCAGGTTGGCATTGCTACCCTCCGCATTCGTCTTATAGTATACGACCTCCCAATCCTGCCAACCCGCCGCGATGCCGGGATAATTAGTCGTTGGCAATTTGATCGCTTGGACAGATAGCTCTTTATCTGCCGCAGTACCTGTCAGTCCCCCACCACTCGCCGTCCCATGAATCGTAAGTTGCGTGCCGTTCGTGATAAACAGAATGTTCGTGCCTTGAACTAGCGTGTAAACATCGTTGCTGTTGAGTTGCACATGCGAGTTACCTAATCCCTGAAAGAAAGTGTATCCGTTGTTCGTTCGGAAGGTGAACACCGGAAATCCGGTCTTGCGATTGTCCGCAATCAAGGCCGACATTTCCGGGTGGGTATCTATGGCGGTTGCATACCCATCGCCCAACTCGAAGTAACCTCCCGCTGCCCCTCCGCTGTTGGTCGATCCACTCCCAAAAACACCTACCAACTTATTCGTGGTGTTAGATCCATCGGTTAATCCCTGGACCCCGTACCCCGTCCCCTTGGTGTCCCCCTCCGCGATGCCAATAACCCCGCCTGCATCTCCGGTCCCGGACGAACTGGCAACGCCGATCAAACCAAACGGCACATTGCCAAAGTAAGCGCCAAATCTGTTCGATGAAGTGGCCGTGTTCATCCCCCATAAAGGATAAGAAAAGCCACCCAAGGAATCCCCGGTATCCATGAATATGTCAAAACCAGCCCGACTGGTTGCAGTGCCAGCAATCGGCACAAACTCAATCTGTGCTCCACTCATCGAATCATTCGACACCAAGGACAGCACGTAAAATGGAGTCACTACAGGCTCATTGTTCGTTCCAAGCGTGACTGGCGCGTTGGTTTTCAAATGCACGATGTTGTTTTGGTTTGTCCAGATGCTTTCCCCTCCCCCTGCCGCATTCGTGGCAATCGACACCTTATAAACTGTCTGTTCTCCAATCACCGTCGCTTCCACCACCACGTTCGTTCCTGCTGTCACCACCACGTTCGTCTTGGACACGCCAAATAGAAAGTTGCTCGTATCACTGATCACCGTCACCAGGGCATTGCTTGAAAAGTTGATCGTCGCAATCAACACCGTATTCGTGGAATTGATCACGCTCACCAAGGCGTTGCTCGTGTTGTTTAGTTCGGTGATCGTGACTCCGTTACTCGTAGCGATTGCTACTACCTGCGTCACATAGGAGATCGTCGCCAATCCATTCGTGAAATTGGCCAACGTGATCCCGCGTGGATGGGTCGCGATCTCAATCGCCACCAGATCGGTTGCCGACATGGACGAGACCAACCCGAACTGCGCCAGTCCTTTGACATTGACCACGGGTGCCGACCAACCCGACACCGCCATTAAACAACTCAACAATAGGAATAGTTTTTTCATTTGCTCATTCGCCCCATGCCGTTCCACCTTCACCCCAGACTTCCTGTGTGCCAACATCACCCCAAGCACTTAACGCAGGAGGCACTTGACTCCCTGTACCACCGCTTGGGCCTGATGGCAACAGACTGTTCACGTTACAAACCAACCCACTAAACGCCGCATCTTCCTTCGGCAACATCGAAAGGAAATGCCCGCGCACCCGACACCACCCCTTGATCACCAGCTTGACCTGAAAGGAATAACCCCAATTAGACGGGGTTCGCCGACCTTTGCTGATGCAAACCACCGGCGGTTTAGGCAACGTCATCTCCGGTTCATAAGTCTCGCAGTAAGGCTGAGACGGATAACAGGGCTGTGTCACGGTGGGATCTTGGCTGCAATCCTTGGCGGTGCATTGGCTCCAGCGATGCCAGAAGATCCAGCACGGCCATTGGTCGGGGCGATAGTACGCCTCGAAATCGACGTTGCCCAACAGCTTATCAATCCAGAACCGGCACGTTTCCAGTTCTTTCAACTGCAATGGTTTGCCCGCATCGAAGCTGGGAAACTCGATGACGGTGGTAATCCTTCGGTCTCCGGCATCGAACCTGTCTGCACTCGTCAGTTCCCATATCTCAATCTGTCCAGTCTTACGCGAAACCGTCACCGCAAAGGCCCGTTGCAACCCGCCGAAATCACCTTCGAGCAGTTGCAGCACGTCTAATCCCTCCAACATTCCTTCCCAAGCCGGGGGCAGCTTTTCTTCCAGAGACGAGATTAAATCGAAGTCCAGCGGCAGAATACCGCGATGCGCAACACCTACCGGGGATTGGTACGGGAGCACCGTTTGTAAGAGGCGGTTATTGAATTCGATGCCGCTGGAGTACCGTAGGAGAGCACGATCATTAAAACGCAACGCCCGATTCTCATTCCTCGAAATCGGAGTGTTGCCCCATTGCTGGAAGTAACGCAGAGCCAGATTCAGGGAACGAATGGCCGGTTCCAATGACTGATAGAAAATGTCGCCGTTGACCACCACGGCGCTGCGGTCGCTCACCGGCCCCCAACGTAATTGGGCCACGGTCTGTAACGGTTGTTGATTGGCGAAATTGGGATCGCTCCAGTCATCACGGGTTATCGGAACATTGCAACGATAGATGGCCTTCGGCGTGCCGATCAGTAATCGCCCTTCACCCGTGGCGCTGTCCAATTCCGCCGTGTGCGCCAACATGCGGATATTCCCGGCACTGGAAGGCACCGAGAGCGCATCTCCTGCCAACGCCATCGGGTTTTCCGTCGTACTGAGGATGCTGCTTCCTGGACCTTCAATATTACCCGCGATGTAGTTACGACCGATGGCATACCAGAGCCGGTTCATGTAGAAGTCCATCGGGCCGGCTGGAGGTATCTGGTTTAACAGATTACCTGGAGCAATAAATCCGTTCGATTGCGTCAAAACAGTTCCATCCCAGAACAACGGATTGGTGATCAAGTCGCCTGCCTGAATGACAAGACGCGGCGTCTGGGCGTAGTCTTCACCCTGACAGAAGAAATACTTCGGTTGAGTGGGAGGCAATGATTTACCGGAGATGGCCGATTCATTGACGATGGTATAATTCCCCAGATCAATCGTGTAAATCTGCCCACCGATAGCCAACACCATATAGGGATCGGAAAATGGCGGAACAAAGATGATGCCACCCTGGTAGATACCTGACCATGGCGCATTCTGGACTCGTGGCGCAAATCCTGTGCGGGTCAGAATACCACCGCCGCGCACCGTACCGTTGACGAGCCACGCTAGTTGGTCTCGCTTTAGGCCATGTGGATTAGTCGCTGACGCAATGGTGGTAGGTCTACCAGAGTCCACGCCCCCCGAAAAATCCGACGATCCGTCCCGCATTGAGAGTTCAGACATTGGCGTACCTCCAATAAAAACCCCGGCAACGCTTTTGTTTCTTTAATGCGACGTGTAATGCGCTTGGCCTTACATTGAACAAATCAGCAGCAGATTTTAAAGTTTCAAAAGTGGCAATATGTTCATGGTTTGCGTTTAGCTGTTCAACCGACAGTAAACTTGTGCGGTGCACCCTTGGTTTAATTGGTCGCAATGACAATTCGTGATCAATGAAATCCCTCCAGTAGAAACCCTTGGGAGACCACGATGGGTTATCAAGGGCCTGCCTTATATTGCATTCCTTAGTTCCGGTTTTTCGGGAAGCTGCTGCAATTGTGTTATACGTTTGGATGAACTCACCGCTGTGGGAATATTGACAAACTTTTCTCCCCTTATCCAATATTCGACCGCACTTAATTTGGGAAAGCTTTTGGCATGTTTCTGGGCTGAGTTTTTTACCCAACATTCGACGCCTTGCTTCTTCGCGTTGTTCTTGGGTAAATTTTCTACCCTTGTGCCCCTTGTGCGTAATCCTTTGAAGTGCAATTCTTTCAGGGCTGAACTTTCTGCCACGCAGGGTATTTGAAATTCGGGCGATCATTTCAGGGCTTCGCTTGATGCCTTGGCACGATCTGGCTTTCGGGGCAATGTTGTAGCCGTTATCTGGCAAATAGCTTCGGTAAAAATCCAACCAAAACTGTTCCCTGCTTAAAAGTGTAGATTGATCAGCGTTAGGTAATTCCTCAATCAACTCCAAAACAAATGCATCCGGTTCCCTTTCAAACGCCCGCTGTAAATATCTGCTGTGATGGTTCCCATTCTCCAGACTTTTACGATGCTCCGTCCATCGGTGACTAATGCGAACGGCGCTGCCAATATACACTTTCAAATTGTTTCGATTGATTATTGCGTATATGCCAGAACCTCGAACAACGAATGGGCTTGGCAAATATTTCCCACACTGGTAAACGCGCTTCACTATCGGTGTCACGAAGCACATCTTATCAAAACTTGGGAATTGGACTCAAGATCCATTGACGCAACCCATACACTTCCGACACCTTAGACACAACTGAAATCGTGATGGCCAACACGCGCGCAAGCTCACCTAAATTCGTCCTTCGCTACAACATTCATTGGCCTGCTGACTGGCATCCAGCGGAAATCGAGATGGAGTGCATCCGACGCGGAGGCACCTGGACGAAGAAGAATAAGAACAAGGAAACTGAAACGTGCGGACAAGGCTTGTTCTATCATCACAAACGACTCCAGCAGATCCTTGACCCATCCAAGGTATGGCATCGCTGGAATGAACTATTGCTTCAGACCTTTATCGAGAAACGAATTATCGGGGTGATTGGGCCAGCGTCTTCAGGTAAAACTCGTGAAGCCGCCGACTTCGCCCGCATGTCCTATTACATCTGGCCCTATGAAACGACGATCATTTGTTCCAGCACCGAACGGGAAACTTTGGAAGATCGTGTCTGGGGTGAAATCAAATCCGGCCATCGCGCCGCCAAACGAATCCACCCCGATTTACCGGGACACTTGATCGAATCCCGTCAACGTCTTGTCACCGATGACCGCGAAGACACCGGAGAACAAGGCTTGGACATGCGTAGCGGCATAGTGGGGGT